AGGATCATTTCGCCAGTTGTTGAAACGAGATTATTTAGCTGAGGTGACTTTATTCCCTCAGACAGCTGAAACTCAGTGGGTGCAAATTCGCCGTGGACTCTTTCCTATGTTCGGAGGAAAGTATACAGGACCGGCACCAATAACAAGTACAGCCCTGCTAACATATGGAAGCAGTGGTGACATTTTGGTACCAGCGGCAACAACAATGCTGAACTATGTAGCAAGAATGTTTTTGGCATGGAGAGGATCAGTCCGATGGACTTTTGATACTTCATCACTACATGTTCAGGGAGGAGCGGGAGAACGATACAGTTCCGTTTCTTATCATATGTCAAGAATACCTTTTACGGCATATACGAACACGACGGCATCAGCAGATGCATCAAACAATAACGCTGTTCAAGTTGGTTATTTGAACAGGGAGACTCGACCAACTGCATATGGAATGCACATAGGTAATACCAATGTGAATCCGTTGCAAAGTGTCGAGGTTCCTTATTATTCGCGTAACAGATTCGACTTCACACTGTTGCAAGAAGATTTTACAACCAACGTGACCAAACCAAGCTTTGAGTTTGCAACTTTGGTGCCGGCCAACACTACAGCAGAAGAGGAGATTTTCATCAGGTCTTACTGTTCTGCGGGAGAAGATATGAACTTTTTCTTCTTCAACGGGCTTCAGCCCTTTTATTTTTACCAAATTTTTACGCGCGACAACACGCCGTAAAGCCCCTCCTACCGAAATGAGGTTAAAAGACGGGAATTCACTTAAGAACGAGTGGATTTGCTACAACTCTGTAGGGATCTCTATAGCGTGGATAACTTTTCGAGACACCACCGAATAGAGTCAAAATCCTGAGAGAGTTGTAGCCGATGAGGTTAAGTCGAGAGACAGAAAGAACCAGGTTAAGTAACAGGTTTTCAGTTTCTCAAAAGACATCAGGTTTTCTTTGCCGAAAGCGTTGTCTACCGCGACTTCAATGCGTTATCACGGATATGATATAAATATATGACCCAGAACGGAAGGGGGGAGCGCCTTCCACGGGGCTAGCTATAGGCTAGTCTCGTTCGACGAATTAGTTGCTAATGAGCAAAGTACGAAGTTTTTCTTTACGACTATTCGTCGTGGAGGTTTTATTCGTGCTTCAACTTAGTGAGCGATTCGCCGAGAATCTACGTACTCTTCAAACCGCAGTATGGGTTAGGAAAAATCCCTTGGAACTAACGGTTTGTCGCATCGGCT